CGACAAGGGGCTGCGGTACGTCGTCACCCCGCCGATGAGCAGGGCCGATGTCGTCGAGCTCATCCAGCGGCGTGACGTGAAGGGCTCGTCGTTCGCGTTCACCGTGGACCGTTCCGGCGAGTCGTTCACGACCGACGAAAAGGGCGGTGCCGTGCGGCAGATCCGGGAGGTTAGCGGGCTGTATGACGTGGGGCCGGTACTCGTGCCCGCGTACCCCGCCACATCCGCCTCTGTCGCCATGCGGTCTTACGAGCGGTGGATGCAGGAACAGGCCGCAATCACGCGGGCTGCAGCCAAGCTGGCCACGGTTGTTTGCCGTTCGCGAATCGTGGACGAAGCCGCCGCGGCTGCCCTTCGCCTTCGGGTGCTACGTCATGGCTGACCGGCCGCGGTGCCGTTGCGGCGAACAACTGCGGACACGTTCCAGCCGCTCTATCGGCTCGGAGCAACTGCGTTACATGCGGTGCCCAAGGTGCGGCACCCGTGCGCGTGTTGTTGTGTACACAACACATTCCGACTTCCGGCTCTGCAAGGGTGTGCCGCCGAAGCCGTAGCCTGCCTTCCATCGCACACGCGGCATACCGCCGCTGGCACTGGGAGACAGTCACATGGCCAAGGACGTGCTCGCCAAGCTCCAGGACGAAGCCGCCGATCTCGCCAACCGGATCGACGCCGTGCGGGCGATCGAGTCGGATGACGCCGACAAGATCGCGGAGCGTGACCTTGAGCTGGAGACGCTGACCAAGCGTGCCGCCGACCTCGGCAAGAAGATCTCTTTCGAGCAGTCGGTGGTCGAGTCGTCCGCGAATCTGCGGGCGGTCGTGAACCGCTGCACCCCCACGCCCGAAGCGCGTGGCGTCCCGCCCGAAACCCGCATTGAGGCGGTGCCGTTCCGCGGCCGCCTGCGTGCGTTCCCGAACACGGTTGAAGGCCGCAAGGACGCCTTCACCATCGGCCAGTGGATCAAGGGCGCGTACGGCGGTGACGCCGAAGCCCGCCGGTGGTGCCACGACAACGGCATGGAATGCCGCACGATGGTCGAAGGAGTCAACAACTCCGCCGGCGTTGTCGTGCCCGACGTGTTCTCTGCGAACGTGATCCGCAACGTCGATGAGTACACGGTGTGGGCATCGGCCATGCAGCAGGTGCCGATGTCGAGCGACAACGTGTCGTTCCCCAAGCGTACCGGTGGCGTCACTGCCAACTGGACCGGGGAAGCATCGGAGATCGCCACCAGCGACCCGACGATGAACCTAGTGCAGATGGTGGCGCAGAAGCTCACCGCCGGCACGAAGGTGAGCAACGAGCTGCTGGCCGATGCCGCGATCAACGTCGGGGATTTCCTCACGCTGGAGTTCGGCACCGCGATCGCCGCCAAGCTCGAGGCCGCCGCCGTGAAGGGCGACGGTTCCAACGCCTACGGCGGCGTCTACGGACTGCAGAACAAGATCGGCACCGCCTCGGTCCACACGACCACGGCCGGACACGACACGTGGGCGGAGCTCGTGGCGGCCGACTTCCTCGGTGCCATCGGCAAGCTCCCGCGGTATGCGATCCAAGGTGCCCAGTGGTACATCTCGCCGATCGGCTTCGCGTTGGCGATGCAGCGGCTGGATCTCGCCAGCGGCGGCCGCGTCAGTGTCGAAGGCGGGACGGGCCTCCAGTTCGCCGGCTACCCGGTCGAGCTCACCGACCAGGTGGTGACGACCGATTCGGACTTCACAGGGCAGATCATCGCCTACTTCGGGCGGCCCGATCTGGCCGGCATGTTCGGCCTGCGTTCGCAACTGGCAACCCGCGTCTCCACCGAGCGGTTCGTCGAGTACGACCTGACCCTCTTCACCGCGATTGCTCGCGGCACGATGGTCTGGCACTCGGTCGGCGATTCCAGCAACGCCGGCCCGATCGTGGCGATCAAGGGTGCCTGAGCCTGACCTCTGACCTACAGGAGATTCCCAAGTGAACCATCTGGAAAACAGCAAGAGTCAGGCCAAGGTCTCGGCGAGCGTTGCCAGCACCGCCACGCACTCCGACACCATCGACTGCCTCGGGCACAAGTACCTGAGCCTTGATGTCGTCTTCGGTGCGGTGGTCGCCGCCGGCACCGCAAGCGTCGTGGCTCACGTGCTGAAGCTTGAGGAGTCGGACGACAACACGGCTTTCAGCAACATCAACGGCTTCGTCGGTGGCACCGCCACCAGTTCGACGCAGTTCCTGATCCCGACGCCCACGGCCGCCAACACCGGCACCGATGTGGTGATGCGGTTTGACCTCGACCTCCGCGGCCACAAGCGGTACGTCAAGGTCTCCGCTACCCCGATGACTGCCGCCAAGGCCGTCGTCACGCTGGCCCGGCTTGGCAAGGCGGAAGACGGCGTGGACAACGCCGCCAAGAAGGGTGCCAACGGATTCGTCAGCGGCTGACGGTTGACACTACAGCGACAACAGAGACGGCGGGCAGGGGACTCCCCGCCCGCCGTTTTCTTTTGGAGGCTGGCCCATGCTGGTGCGAGTCGGTGACACGCAGGTAGACGTGCGAGTTCACGCCGTGCTGTCGATGCCGCGGCTCAACTTCACCGCCAACACGTTCGGCTGGTGGAAGGCCCTCGTGCCGCTGGGAATCACGCCAACGATGGGCACCGGGGCCTTCTGGTCACAAGTGAACAGCAACGTGATGGAAGGCGTGATCAACTCGCACGAGTTCATCCTGACGCTCGACTACGACTCGTTTGTGCTCAAGGAGGATGTCGAGCAGCTATTCGCTATGGCGATGGCGTTCCAGTGTGACGCACTCGCCCCGATCCAAGCGAAGCGCGAGGACGGGCGGCCGATGTTCACGCTGATCGACACGCTCGACAACCCGCCGGAAAGCGGCTTCACGGAAGTACCGAAGGAGTGGTTCGGAGAGCCGGTGCAACAGGTGGACGCCACGCACTTCGGCTGCACTGTGATTTCGACGGCGGCCCTGAAGCGGTGCCAAAAGCCCTGGTTCTGGTCACAGCCCGACAAGGATGGCGGCTGGGGGCCTGGGCACGTGGACGACGACATGTGGTTTTGGAGGCAGTGGAAGAAGTCCGGCAACCGGTGCTACGTCACGCCGCGGGTGACGATCGGCCACGGCGAGTATGTAGTGAGCTACCCGGGGCAGGACTTCACAAAGCCCGTCTTCCAGTACGCCACGCAGTTCACGAACACCGGCAGTAAACCTGACGACGCATGGAGGGTGGGATGAAGGTGAAGTTCCGCATTGGCTACCGCCAGTTCGCCAAGGGCAGCGTTCACGACTTGGGCGGCTCTGGCGAGCAGTACGTCCGGCGTGGCGTGGCCGTGCCGTTCCCGGAGAATCCCGGCACCACCGAGATTGAGACGGCATCGCTTGAGCCGGTTGTCGAGCGGGCCGACGCAACGCCGAAGCGACGGAGGCGGAGCCAATGATGTACCGCAGCCTGACTCGAGACACCGAGCCAGTCGTCGAGCCGGTGAGCGTGGCCGACGCCAAGCAGCACTTGCGCGTGGATTCCGAGACGGATGACCTCTACATCCAGGGGCTCATTACTGCGGCCCGCGAGTGGTGCGAGGTGTACACCGGCCGCGCGTTCGTCCACCAAAAACTGACGATGCGCCTGGACACGTTCCCGCTCGAGTTCCGGCTGCCACGGGCGCCGATGGCTACGGCTGCGGCCTACACCGGCACCACGGTCACCTACACCCTCAACGACGCCGGCACGGCCACGCCATCGACGACGACGCTGGCGGCGAGCGAGTACCGCGTCGATCGGCCGGCAGGCGTGATCCGCACGATCTACGCCGGCACCTGGCCCAGCCACCTCATCGACCAAAACTCCATCGCCGTGACGTGGTGGGCCGGCTACGGCGAGGACGGCACCAAGGTGCCGAAGCAGATCCGGGCCGCCATCCTCATGCTCGTCGGCCACTGGTACGAGATCCGTGGCGCGGTGCTCACCGGCACGGTGTCCAAGGAGATCGAGTTTGGCGTCAAGGCGTTGCTCGACTCCTGCCGGAATGCGGAGTACCGCTGACATGGACTTCGGCAAACTCCGCGAGCGTGTCACCGTGCAGATCGCCACCGGGGCCACCAACAGCCTCGGCGAGACGGTGCTGACGTGGAGCAACAGTAGCAGTGCGTGGGCCAGCGTCGAAGGCGTGTCCGCCAGCGAAGCCCTGGCCAACGGGCAGCAGGAAACCGTCCTCACCCACAAGGTGAAGCTCCGATACCTGCCGGGCCTAACGCAAAACATGCGGTTCGCATGGCGGTCGCGGACGCTGGAAATAGTGTCGCTCCTCGAGCACGGCAACCGCAGCAGCCACGAGGCCATCTGCCAGGAGACGACGTGATGGCCAGCGGCATCGACATGAAGGTGGAGTTCCCCGAGCTCAAGGAGCTGCAGCGTGGCTTCCGCGAGCTGCGGCCCAGCCTCTCGCGAAAGTACATGGGGGCGGCGATTCGCCGCAGCCTCAAGCCGGCCGTGTCTGCTCTTCGCGGCAACGTCGTGCGTGGGCCGACAGGGAACTTGCGGCGGGCGATCTCCAGCAAGGTGAAGAGCTACAAGAGCGGTGCGGCCGTGGGGCTTGTCGGCTTCGTGGCGGCCGGCAGCCAGAAGTCCAAATCGGCAGCCGGCGGCAGCGTAAAGATCGGCAAGGATCGGGCGTTCCACGCTGGCTTTCTGGAGTTCGGCACCAAAGATCGAGCGATCAAAACCTCGTCGATCCGCGGCGGCGCGTCGATCGCCTCAAGCTTTCGCCGGCTCGGTGCCTTCACGATCCTGCCCGTGCGTGGTGCTGTGCTGTCCGATGCCACTCCGGTCCGCACCAAGCCGGGCTACCCGCGGGCGTTCTTCAAGAAGGCCGGCAAGGGCCAGATCCTTCGCCTCGGCGAAATGCCGATCGGCGGATCCAAGGGCAAACCGCCAGTGAAGTCGGCCTACCGCGAATCTCTGGGGCAGACCAGGAGCCAGCTTGTCATTGAGATGACGCGGGCACTCCAGAACGCGATCAAAGAAACCTTGAACCCGAGGCGCCGATGAAGGCTCCGGACGTTGTGCTGCGAAACGCCCTGCTTGGCAACGCCACGATCACCGGCCTAGTCGCCAGCCGAGTGCGGCCGGTGATGTTCCCGGCGTCCACGCAACTGCCCTACGTTGCCTACCGCCGCACTGGCATCAAGCGAGAGCAAACGCTGGCCGGTCCAATGGGCGTGCCGACCGTGACAATGGAGTTTTCCGTGTTCGGCTCAACCTACGAATCGGCACGGACGGTGGCGGATGCGGTTCGGGCCGTTCTGGACGGGTACAACGGCACCTCCGAAAATACCACGGTGCGGCAGACCAGCCTGGAAAGCGAGGCAGACGACCTCGTTCAGCTTGCTGGCGCGGAGATCGCCAACACGTATCTCATCACGCAGACCTACGACGTGATTTACCAGGAGACATGACGTGGCCGACACTCCTCATGATGGATCCGGAACAAGCGTAAAGTTCCCGACCACGGCCACCGGCTACACGGTCACCAACGTACAGTTCAGCTTGAGCGACCCGCAGGCCGGCGACAAGATCGACATTTCGCACCTGGGGCTTACGGCCGGCGCCGCCCAGCTTTCGCAGGATCGCCCGCTGGGGCCGTCCGCAGCCGACACGGGCCGCGAGCTGAGCTTTGACTACATCGGCAAGTCGGTGATCTACGACGGCACGACCGGAACGCTGACGGTTGCCGGCGGTCTGACGATGACCGTGGCCGCCACCGTTCTCAACAGCAGTGTCACGCTGGCTCTCAACGACGTGATTCG